ATTTTGCAGGAAGAAAAAAAGCAACAGACCAAGTTAAACATTTACGCGATTCTATCAAAGACCAAAGGCTTTCTGTTCGGGAGTTAAGCAACGAGCAGACAAACCTAAACAAAACCGCAGCAAAGTCCACAAAGCACCACATCGAACAAGGTAAAGCGTTGCATTTGCTCGACAAAGTTACGTTTGGATATTTGAGCGAAAGCATACATTTGTATGAAGAAGCAAGTCACGGTTTAAAAGTTCTGGATGACGTAGGGGGAAAATGGAACATAAAACAGAAATTAATTACGGCAGGTCAATATCTTTGGAATTTGGCTATATCGTTAAATCCTATCGGTTTAATCATCGCTGGAATAGTTGCCCTTATAGCTACGGGGGCGGCTTTATTTGCTTGGTTTAAAAGTGCCGAAGCTGCTACTGCAAAGCATACGGCAGCAGTAGACGCCAACGAGAAGGCTATGAAAAAGCAAACCGCAGCTTTAGAGAACAAGGCAACAGAAGCTGAAAGAGCAGCTAACCAAGAACTCGCAATGGCAAAGGCAAGTGGAGCAAGTGCCGAGGCTATTAGAAAACTTGAACTGAAATTAATTGATGAAAAAATTGCACGGGAAAGAAGCACAAAAGCGACTTTATTAGATACTTACGAAACGAACAAAAACAGTTTGGCTAAATTACGAGCCGCTGGTGCAGACGAGGATATAATAAAGCGGCAACTTGAAATAACGGCAGAATCTGGTAAAAATATTTTAAAACAAAACGACAATATAAAAGCTGCATTAGACGAAAAAAAGGATATTCAAAACCGTCATTTAGTTGAGATTAAAACCGCAGAGGTTCAAGCAAATAATGAAGCAAAAGAAAGAGCAAAAGAAGCGTCGGATAACGCAAGGTCAAAACAAAAAGAAGCTGCAGAAAAAGCACGGGCAACCCAAAAAGAAATAAACGATCAAAAAGAAAAAGACGAAGAAGAAGCGCGATTAAAAAAGATTGCAGACGACGAAAAACATAGAAAGTTAGAAGCAGACGCAAAAATCGAAGCTGCTCGACTTCAACGCGAAAGAGAAATAGAATTTCAAAAAGAAATAGAAGCGTTAGACGAGCAGAACTTTCAAAACGGGCTGAAGCAAACATTAGGCGAAGATGCTTACGCGCTTGAATTAGTTAGGCAAAAATATTGGGCTTTAGAAGAAGCAGCGAAAGGAAACGCGGAACAGTTGGCAGTTATAGCAACGGCAAAAGAAACCGAGTTAAAAGCAATTACAGATAAGGCTTCAGATAACGAAATTGCAGCCGCAAAAGCAGTAGCAGAACAAAAAGCCGCTATTCAATCGCAAGGTATAGACACGGCACTACAAGGTGTCCAGCTTATAAAAGGATTATTTGAGAAACAAAAGGGCGTTCAAAAAGCTGCGGTAATTGCTGAAAGTGCTATCGGTATCGCAAAAATGATTATAGCAAATAAACTTGCAAACGTCGCAGCTTTGGCTACTCCACAGGCAGTATTAACCAGCGGAGCGAGTGCCGTTCCCGTAATTGCCATGAATAACATATCTACGGGAATAGGCATAGCGGCAAACATTGCGGCTACTGGTAAAGCGTTACAATCGTTAGGCGGTGGTAGTCCTCCTCCTGACCCAAATATTGGCGGAGGCGGTGGTGGCTCTGCTGGAGGTCAACAACAAGCACCACAATTTAACGTGGTCGGTAATTCTGGGATTAACCAACTTGCGCAGATTCAGCAACAACCGACACAAGCGTACGTGGTTAGTGGTGCGGTTACTTCGGCACAATCGCTTGACAGAAATAGAGTGCAAAATGCGACAATAGGATAAAATAAACGTTATAAAAATATGAAGATAATAGAACTTATAATCGACGAAAGAGATAGCGAAAGCGGAATTGATGCCGTGAGCGTTGTAGAATCTCCAGCAATAGAAGAAAACTTTATTGCACTGGCAGAACAAAAAATCGAACTCAAAGAAATCGACGCGGAAAAGCGGATTTTGATGGGTGCGGCTTTGATCCCAAACAAGAAAATCTACCGAGTAAACGAAAAGACGAAAGAGGAGTTTGAAATCTTCTTTTCAGAGCAAACGGTACGTCAAGCGATGGAGTTGTTTTTTAAAAAAGGGAATCAATCCAAAGCAACGCAAGAACACGCTAAAAGCATTGACGGAATGACGGTCGTAGAATCGTGGTTGATTGAAGATAAAGTACATGACAAATCGGTTAAATACGGTTTTAGTTTACCACAAGGAACGTGGATGATCTCCATGAAGGTAGATAATGATAAAGTTTGGAACGATGTAAAAGAGGGTAAAGTTAAAGGGTTTTCAATCGAAGGTTTTTTTGCTGACAAGTTAGAAATGTCAATGGAACAAAAAGAGAAAAGCGAAATAATTAAACAACTCAAAAGTTTATTGAAATGAAAACCCAAAGCAAAGCAAGTCCACCAGAAGGAAGCAAAAGAGGCTGCCTATGTAAGAACGGCAAATACTCAACTAAATGCTGTGACGGTTCACTTCAAGCGCAAGGAATCGGGCAAACAACAAAAATAAACGCACCAAGTCCAACGGTAACAGAAAGCAACGGAGTACGAACAACGGTGCGTCAGAACGGTTAAAAATCAAACAAACAATTTAAAAAACGTTATAGTACTATACTATAATAAATAAAATTATGAAAGAAAAATCAATTTTGAATAAAGTTAGAACACTTTTAGGAATGGAAGTTAAACTTGAAATGATGAAACTTATCGACGGGACAACAGTTTTAGAAGCTGAAATGTTTGAGGCGGATAACGAGGTTTTTATCATTACAGAAGATGAGCAAAGAATACCTTTGCCGATTGGAGAATACGAACTTGAAAACGCAATGATTTTAGTTGTGGTTGAAGAAGGAATTATCTCCGAGGTTAAAGAAGCGACAACAGAAGAAGAAGTTGCTGAACCAGAAGCGGAAGCGGAAACAGAGGTTGAAGTAGAAGCTGAAAAATCAGTTAATCCAATCGCTAAAAAAGTAATTGAATCAGTGAGTAAAGAAACTTTCTTTTCAGCTGAAATCGAAGAATTGAAAAAAGAAATCGAAGAATTGAAAACTCAACTTTCGGCACAAACTAACGAGGTAGCGACAGAAGAAGTTGCACCCGTTGAACTTGCCGAAGAAGTTAAGCCTATTTCTTTTAATCCAGAAAACGAAAAACCAATTGAAGGTTTCAAAATATCTTCTAAAGCTGGTCGTTCGACAATGGACAATATATTATCAAAAATAAACAATATTTAAAAACAACATTTTAAAACAATTAAATTATGGCTACGACAACTAGCATTACAACAACTTACGCGGGAACTGCGGCTTCTGGCTACATCGCTGCTGCGTTACTTTCTGCACCAACTTTGGAAAATGGTGGAATCACTATTATGCCGAACGTTAAGTTCAAACAAGTAATCAAGAGAGTAAGTACTGACGGAATCATCAAAAACGCAACGTGTGATTTTGACCCTACGTCAACTATCACATTGACAGAGAGAGTATTACAACCCGAATCGTTTCAAGTAAATTTGAGCCTTTGCAAATCAGATTTTCGCTCAGATTGGGATGCAATTTCTATGGGTTACTCGGCTTTCGATGTATTGCCAAAAAACTTCGCAGACTTCTTAATTGCACACGCTGCTGAAAAAGTTGCTGCTGGAATGGAATCGGCAATCTGGTCAGGCGTTAACGCAACTGCTGGAGAATTTGACGGTATCATGACGCAATTGTCAACTGACGCTGCTTTACCAGCTGGTCAAAAAATCGCTGGTGCTGCGGTATCTGCTGCTACAATCATCACTGAATTAGGTGCAATCGTTGACGCTTGTCCTCCTGCATTGTACGGTAAAGAAGATTTAACGCTTTATTTATCAAACAATATGTACAGAGCATACGTTCGTGCATTGGGTGGATTTGGTGCTTCTGGATTAGGTGCTAACGGTTACGAAGGAAAAGGAACAAACCAAGTTCTTGGTGATTTGTACTTCGACGGAGTTAAAGTATTCTTGGCAAATGGTCTTGCAGCTGGAACTGCTTTATTGGCGCAAAAATCAAACTTGTATTTTGCAACAGGTTTGTTGAACGATATCACTACGAACGAAGTCAAAGTTTTGGACATGGGCGACGTCGACGGCTCACAAAATTGCCGAGTAGTAATGCGCTTCACGGCAGACGCGAAATACGGTTTTGCAGAGGACGTAGTTTCTTACGGAATCTAAAAATAAACAATTGAATTAACGAGGGAGGGGTAAAATACTCCTCCCTTTTTTTATAACTTTAAAAAACAAAATAATATGTCATGTGAATTAGCAAATGGTCGTTTGGAAGTCTGCAAAGATGCAGTTGGAGGAATCGACGCTATCTACTTCGTGAACTACGGAGATTATGCTTACCCGACAGACGTAACGGAATCAAACGACGTGATCAGCGCGGTTGCAAACGTTGCATCTCTTTACAAATATGAATTAAAAGGTACGAACTCTTTTGAGCAAAACATCACTTCTTCTCGTGAGAATGGAACTACTTTTGTAGAGCAAACGCTTTCGGTTATCTTGAAGAAACAAGACGCGACTACGCACAAATCGGTTAAAATGTTGTCTTACGGTCGTCCTCACATTATCGTGAAAAACCGTAACAACCAATTTTTCTTAGCTGGTTTGGAGCATGGAATGGAATTGACAACTGCTGCGGTTGCAAACGGGACTGCAATGGGTGACTTGAACGGCTACACGCTTACGTTCGTAGGTAATGAAAAAGTATTAGCAAACATTATCGACGTTTCAACTGAAGCGGCTTTACAAACTGCTTTTGCTGGTGCGGGTATTGTTGATATCTAACTATCAATTTTGAATTAAATTAGGGGCGGCTTCGGTTGCCCTTTTTTATTTAAAACAGTTTTAACGTTATTACGTTAATAGAGTATGATTATATTAACAACGTCAACAAGCGCACAAACATTTAGTTGTATTCCGCGCGGTACGTTTGACGGTCTTACGATTATGGACGAACAAACAAACGTCGCGCAATCAATTACAATTGATGCACAAACGTATGGGGATTATGTTTCGAGCGTCACGGCAGCGTTTAATTTAATCGAGGGAAGATTTTATTCTTTGACGCTTTTAAACGGAACAGACGTAATGTATAAAGATAAGATATTCTGCACCGACAAATCAATAGTTAATTTTTCAGTCAATGACGGTCAGTATGTTTCAAACGCGACTGCAAATACTTTTATAGTTTATGAGTAACAACGTACACGTACTACAATTATCGGCATATACTACGCCTATAATTAAGGAATCGAAACGAGATAATTGGGTAGATTTTGGCGAAGATAACGATTACTATACTTTCCTTATTGATCGCTACACAAAAAGCACAACAAACAACGCCATTATAAACTCTATTTCGCGCCTTGTTTACGGTCGTGGACTTAGTGCGGTTGACGCTTCGAGAAAGCCGAATGAGTACGCGCAAATGATGTCTTTGTTCAATCAAGATTGTTTGCGAAAACTTGCCTTTGACAGAAAAATGTTAGGGCAGTTTGCCTTGCAAGTTCATTACAACGATAAACACGATAAAATACTAAAAGCGTACCATATTCCAGTTAACCTTATCCGTGCTGAAAAGTGCAATGAAGACGGCGAGATTTTAGCTT